TATCAGGTGGGTACTGGTTTTTACCTCATAGAAACAAGTGGGTCCTTTTAGGACTCTTATATTTTCCGTACATAGCGCTCGCCTATTACGACCACTGGTACATGTGTAAACGTAACCTCGGACCAACGTACCTCGCGATGTTTTACCATTGGATAAAACCTCAAGATTCGGAACAAATCGTCAAGTATAAGAACTGGTGTCCCGAAATTAAAAATAGAGTGTTTTTCATCGACACAATTATATTACTCGGGTGTTTAGTTGCTTTACCATCGTTCCTTAAATGGAAACCTTAAACTAATGTGAATCCGATATCTTTAGGTTTAATTTCTTCACTAAGTTTCCAATTCCAAAAATAATAATTATTTTCCCCAGATCCCTTTACGAATTTATGTTTAACGAGTTCTTCTTCGTCTACACCTATGTCTGTACAGTTGTATACATCGAAACCTCGATTACGTGCCATTATTATTGCGTCTTTTAAAGAATCACCAATGTTATATAATTTGAAAGCCTGGTTAATTTTTATACCCGATTTTTCGTGTATGTAAGGAAGATTACAAAAACAAACGAATTTATCTTCGTCGTCACTTAAATATGAATAAATTGTATTTTCACGCGGTAATAACCAATTTCTCACATACGTTTCGTCTACCTCTATAGATATTTTAAATTGTTCGAGGTATTTTCTTAACATTTGTGTAACGCGTGGGATATCTTTTCTCGTCATATCTCTTAAATAACTATTACCCAATAGTTTGTGAGCTCGTTCTCTTGAATCTGATGAAAACTCTACCTTATACAATTTTTTTACATTTATGAGTCTGTGCCAAGTTCTTACGTTTGCGAAAGGTGTGGGTAAACGTTTACATACCGTGTATATAGCTTGCCAAATACCAAATTCGTGTGCCTTTCGAGTAATTTCGCTTATGAGTAAAGGTGCTAATCCCTTTGATCTTGAATTTTTATCGACACACAAAAAGTTTATTTGTAACATTTTTTTAATGGTTTTGTTTATACGAATTTTACTAATAATAGCAGTTATACATCCTTCAATTTTTTTCGTTTCTTTATTTTGTATAGTTATAATCCAATCTTCGTTTACAGCTATTTTTAAAAGTTCTAATTGATATTCAAAATAGTAATTAGAATCACGAAGATAGTTATCTTTTAGAAATGCGTGAAGTTCTGATAAAGTACACGTACTCCATTCATATTGATCGTCTAATTTAACATTTTTAAATTTTATTTTATCTATTTCACCTTCTTTTTCGTTAATTGCTTTATTTTGGGGAACTGGTTGTTTATCCCACCATGTATGTTCACTCATTTTATTATAAAATAGGCTTAAAGTTTTTAAACTAGTTTATAACATATAAATATGTCACTCGAACAAGATTACACGACCGTACCAGGACAACTTTTTGCTTGCCTTTCTATAGTTGGACCAGAAGCACCACAAAAAAACGATAAGTTTGGAATTAAAATTAGGGGTGCATTTAACTCACGTGATGAAGCAGCGTCTCACGCTAAACGTCTTCAAAAAGAAGATTCAACCTTTGATATTTACGTTGTTGATATGTATAAATGGCTCTTGATTCCACCTGACCCGGTTCAAATTGAGGATGCGCATTATGCGGATAATAAGCTCGAGGAACTCATGCAAGGGTATAGAGAAAATCAAGCACAAGCCGCGGCTATGTTTGCTGAACGTAAGCGTGATATGGCGGCTGTTAAAGCACCTGGTTCCGATACGTACTTCAAGTCTGGTGATGAGAACTCTAAATTTTATACGAAACCAGACGAGGCTCCGATCAGTCACCCATCTGAAGTTCTCGAACGTCTTCAAAAGGAAAAACCAGACGTTGATATGGAAGAACTTGTAAAGGAGGCGGATGCGATTGTTGCACAAGAAATTAAGGATAGAAATGAACAAAGAGAAAAGGAGGCTAAGGAGGCTAAGGAAAAACAGGCTAAGGAACGCGGGTTTGAATCGGTTGAAGATATGGAAAAGTATGACGATGAACAGATATTGAAGGAACTTGAGGAGAAGGAAAAGAGGGATAGGGAAAAATTGGAGAAACAGGCTAAGGAACGGGAATTTGAATCAGTCGAGGCTATGCAAAAGTATGATGCTGAACAGTTAGCCATCAAAAAGGAAGCTAAAAAAACACAAGTTGAAAATTCGGTTGAAGCTCAGGTGACAGAAAAGACTGACGATGGTGAAGAAGAGGAAGTTACGTCAGATAATAAGGAAAATGATACCACCGAACAATAAATATTAAATTAATTAATTTTGTTATATAAATATAAGTATGTTGAGTATTACATTGAACATAATCACCATTATTATATTATTAGTTGTAGTTGGTTTACTTTTCAGATTGTATACAGATAAAAAAAGTAAAACAGATACAGAGACGGTATCGTCAGATTTAAAAAAAACACCTTCAGATGAAGGTAAGGAAGTTACTGCGTCTGACGTCTTTTATGATACAGTTACAGATCCACTCGTCGTAAGCCGGGCGTATTTTACGGAAACGGGATACGGCGAATTGGGTGATTTTAAAGGTCTACAAGCACAACTTTCTGATACATATTGGATACACGGTAAACCTATCCCGGTCTCAGAATAACTGGTTGCATAGTTTTACCCATGAAAAAACCAAGTAAAAAAGCTACAAAAATGATAATATACCCAGTTTTATCTAAATTTGAAAATATATCGTTTTTTTCATTTTGCATTTGATGTGGGTGATGCGCGTAAACTTGTGGAGGCGGAATATAATATTGTTCGTTATTTTCCGGTTCCTGATGAATATCTTCTTCACTTTCGTTAGAGAACGTGTCTTTGAATTCATCTGCGTTATATTGGATGGGTGTTCCTACGTCCGCTTCCATTTATAAAATTTAAATTTATTTTTTTAAGCCAGTTATTACTCATCTTCGTATTCCTCTTCTTCATCTTCATTTTCATCTTCGTCTGAGTAATCTTCGTCGTCATCTTCGTCGTCAACAACAAATCCTTTCAAATTACCATTTTCATCACCATCTGATAAATCACCTTCGTCATCTTCTTCATCGTCGTCATCTTCTTCGTCATCTGTACAAAAATCTTCGTCGTCACTTTGGAGTAAATCTACGTCAGAATTATATTCATCTTCTCTATAATCATCCTCAACATCTTCTTTTAATTCTAAACGTTGCGGCTTTTTTGAAATTCTTCCTGAACGAGTTCTAACGCCGTTTGACATTATAGATTATTAATAGACAATTCTTTTAAGTATTTTACTCGTTTACTCTTTTAATTGTTTGATTTCTTCTCTAATGTGTAATTCATTAAAGTGTATTACAATTTTAATGGATAAATTGTGTAATTCATCCTGAATATCTGTGTCGCCTGATACGACGTTAAGTCCTATTTCTTCTAAATTGTTAATTGCGCGAGTTAATAACTTTTTTGATATTTCGACGTGACTTCTGTATTCTAAAGCCATGTTTATGTTTGCGAGAAATTCTTTATAAACTGTTGGATTTATTCCTGAGTATTTATGGGTTTCTTTTATGAGATTTTTTATCTCGACTGGGTTTGTTTCGTTTTTGAGTAGAGTAGATGTTATGTAAATTACAAGTCCCAATAGTATAAGAGCTAGCATTCTATAATTTAGTGGCTATTTTATCTGTGAGTAAATGTTTACGACAATCACATTTACACTTTTGTTCTAATACCTTTTTTACGATTTCAAATTTCACGTCACTTTCTTTGCATTCTGGACACGTATAGTTGGTGTGTACTAAATATTTTTTTGTACCCTTTTTCTTATCGATTTTTTCTATTTTACATTCTGTCTGTAATTCGAATATATTTTTGAGAATAAACTTGTTTAGTAGCGTTTTAATATCATTTTCGTATGTTTTTGTAACGGTCTCAACTTGTTTAGGTAATTTCTGTATATACTTTTCTATTTTACCTTCTTTGTAAAGTGCCTTTTTGATTTTTGGTGATAATTGATGCCTTTTTCCTGTAAAATCTTTACAAAATCCAAAGTGTCTTAATATATCAGTATTAGAAAAACACTTTTGTGCTATAGTATCTCCTATTATATGAAACCATACGTGATTAGAATTATGATTACACTTTTTATTTTCACAGTAATGTGAATTTGTTGAAACGAGAAAATGTTTTTTACTTTCGTATATTTTTGTTATTTTCGCCATACCCTGACCTTCGAGGTTTTTCCTTACGAATTCTTCTATTAAACCTATTGCTTCTTGATCTTTGAACTCGTTTTTTATTTCGGCTGTTGTAAAAGTTCCCTCTTGTTTTTTAGTATAACTACTTTCAATTACGACCGGATCATCTCTTTCCGTTCTTAACGTTGCCATATGCATAATTTTAACATTTGCCGTGTTTCCTTCTATTGCCTCTAACATACTAAAAGGTCCAAACCTGTATATAAAAATGGGTTTGTATTCACTTTGTGTTTCTTTACCCGTGTTATTACATTTTGTACACCCCTGACCCGAACACGCCTCGTGTTTACCTTTTTTATGTGACCATGGCATACGAAAACCACTTCCTTTTGTTTTTCTTTCGGAACTACCGTATACAGATGCATCAACTATGTCACTCCAATCTTTCGATCCATATACCAAATTTAATGTATTTATGACATGTTCACGAATGGCTATTGCTGATGATCTATTAACAACAAAACCTGGCCAATTTATATGAACACCCGTTTTTATAAGGTGACCTATCGGTTTTGGTTCTGCTACAGAAATTAAGGCCTCTTTACCACCAAATTTTTTAACCTTATCGCATATAACTTTACATACACTTTCGAGATCAGAAAATGACATTTCATCTTCATCTTTATAATCGAGATCAACGAAAAAATTATAATTATCTGTTTTCTGTTCAACGACATATATTTTTTCGCCGTTATTATACGCCTCTATGTACTTTTCATAAAAAGTATTCAATCTATCAAATGGCACGGAAAGGACACCACCGTCCATGAGCACATGTGATAAATTGGATCCGTTTGAGAAACCCTGTTCTCTACACCATTGTTTAAACATGATGTATACTTACCAATTATTGTTTTTATTTTTTTATATTGATTAATCACTATCGTAATGGTGACGCCAAATTGACTTTCTAAATGAAACTTCTGGGTACTGTTCCTGTTCTGATAAATTTTTTTTAAGTACTAAAAGTTCGTAAACTTTATCATCCTTATGAAGTTCTGCATACCTTTCTGCCTTTTCACTGGTATACCCGTGTCTTTCAATAAGGAGTTCCTTTATTTGAGATAAAATATAAGCTTTAGACTTCATTATTTAATAGAAAAGGTTTTTCTATTCAAAGAAGTTACACACGCATAAAACTCTGGGTTATTGAGTACATTTTTTACTATTCTATCCCACTGTTTCTTTGTGTTAAATTCAGTTAAAGTTTCAAAATTCATAAAATCATTTTCGTCAAATGTTCGTTTAATTGGTAATTTTTGTATTTTTTTTAAATTTGTTTTCATTTTTTCATCGTTAAATTTTTTAATGAGGTCACCCTGTTCTTGTTGTGTATAATTTACGAAAAATATGAACACGTTATATTCTAATTCGACCCCGGGACTTTCTTTTACTATAAACTTAAAATCTGAATATTCACCTTTTTTAAGTGAAACTACTCCCCTGGTTTCTTCTTCGAGCTCTCTTAAAGCACATCGTATTGGATTTGGTATTTCTCTGCGTCTACACCCTCCTGTCACGAAAATCCAATCTTTGAATCTCCGATCTCGGACAGTTAGAAATTTTGGTTTAGAACCCGTAAACGTTACGGGAATAGCAATAGCCTTGTATTTCTTCATTGCGCATTTGCAAGTTATAATTTAGCGAGATGATTATTCTGAAGATTCTTCTTCGCTATCTTGATTTTCATCAATTTCTTTACCTACTTGGGTTTCAGTTTCTGGTGTTTTTTTACTTGGAATTTGACACTGAGATCTTTCTGGTCTGGGAAATGCTGGTCTGGATAAAAATGAGGCTAATTTTCCATTAAACCCCTTTACAGATTCCATTTCTTCCTTGGTTGTTTTGAGTTCTTTATACATGTATAAAGTTAATGCGATGCATAACAATACACCAACAACTGTAACGGTTTCGCGATCAAAAGTAAACATTATATATTAAATTTTACAATTATGTTTTTAAGTATGTATAATCGCACCCATGTGAGAACCCTTTTCTTTGGGACACTCGTACCCTTGTTGAGCAAATTGAATCTCCTGGAAATGACCTTCTTTACACTCCGCGTTTTGTGCGGGTTTTTGTTGTTTGGGGTCGACGAGATGATTCAAAGTTCCGGACTTGGGATCGTACGTAATAATAAAAATAAAAGCTGCGAGAAAAACTATTTGCCAGAACATTTATAATAAGTGGCTAAAATTAAATTAGTTCGAGTACATCAAACCACCCATACCGTTTTCGATACGGAGGATGTTGTAGTTGACGCCATAGAAATCGGCTGAGAAATTAGCACTACCTTCAAAAACGAGTCTCGCGGAATCGAGTCTACTGAAGTTGAGCGACCCAGTTGGTTGGAGCTTGGACGTATCGAGACAGAATGGAACCAATATAACAGCTTCACCGTTACTGTTGGCATTTTGTGTGTGGTAGTAAATTGGTACTTTCGTAAAGTGTGGTACAATAGATTTGGCATCAGTAACGTCCGTACCATTGATTTGCAATTTCATCTTTTGAGTCCCAAATTCAGAGGCACCGTTATGACAAACTAAATACTTAACTGGGTGGTTAAAGTTGAGTTCTTGGATCCCCGAATTCGATGCAACAGCTTTTTGTGTTTGTGTAACAAGCATGTTTTGTGGTGTATTGGCCAAGGATGTGCGTTCATCCGTATCGAGGTGGATGAATTGAGCGTAGACTTCCATATCTGTAGCAGTAAGTGTTCCCCATGTAATTCTTAATTCAACATCGTGGTATTGAAGCGCGACCAATGGGATTGCAGATTGGGCGTTTTCACAAAACGAAAACCTGAGTGGTATGAAACGCGATTGTGATTTTGCATGGCTTTGTCTCGAGTAAGTTTGATCCATAACAGTTGGTGCAAGATCTTCAATAAAAATTTTTTCTTGTGTGTCGATGACTTGACCACCGATCAAAAGTTCAACTTTACTGACATAACCTGATAAGTTAGCTGTTGTATTTGCTCTACTCGCAACGTAGACGTACCCGAGCATATCCCCCTTTCTTTCAAACCTGACGGTGGACATACCACCGGAAGCGGGGTTGCCCTGAACAACTTGTCTTTCGACAGTTTGGGCAAAGTTTGTGTGACGTTTATAGTTAGACCTGAAAAAAGAAACTTCGGGTTGACCGACAATGTGTGCATCTTGGGCACCGATTGCGACGAGTTGGGCTATACCTCCAGACATATTTTATATTATACTAAGGTTTTTTATTTTTAAGCCCATGTATAATATGAAAGATTCTAAAAAAAGAATTTACGCTGCTGTAAATGCAATTGCATTCATGTAAATTTTACCTGATGATATACCCAATTTAGACACGGTCATAAGACCATGACTTCCTGAGGATATGGAAACATCGTTTGTAAATGCAATGTAATCGATACCTTCTGTTGTTGATTTTAAGACTTTTACATCAGTACCTGATGCTAGGAGTGGTATGACGACCTGACCACCTATGGGTAAATTACTTATATCAAGTTTATCAATATCTGCGGTTACGGTGACGAGTTCGGCTGCCCCGTAACTTTTATTTAACGCATCTATGGTTATTTTCGTAGTTGATTGATCATACGTAGCTGTTATTTTTGTATTTGTGAGTTGAAGGTTTTGTGAGATGGCATTACCTGTTACAACTACATCGTTTGCTATGTTTGCATCGTTTCCTATATGTGCATCTGCACCTATTTTTATATTATTTGTTATAACAATCGCGTTCGATGCTCCTGTAAACTGAACAATGTTCGATGTAACATTTGCACCTGAACCTGCTGAACACACGTCATCCAAATTGAATGGTGATGCGGCGACGTGAAGAGCACCTATAGTAATGTTATCGGCTGATATATTACCCGTTACCGTGAGTACGTTAGATTCGTACGTATTAATTGTTAAGTTAGAAACACCAGATGGGCCTCCTACGGCACCTGGACCTATGGTTACATTTGCGGCATTTTCGTGAATGTTTTCGAATGTCGAACCACCTTTACCCCCCGAATCAAAAATTTCTATTTCACCAGTACCACCGTATTTTATAGCTAATACGTTTGTCGTAGCTGCAGGTTCTGCCCAGTCTGGATCGAGTATTATCGCATTTTCAACTTTAAACGGTTGTCTTGATCCTGCGGACGATTTAAGTATAAGTTCGGTTGCGTAATCAATTTTCTTACCGCTATTAATCGTAATATTATCACCTGTATATAAACCTCCTGTAAACTGGATGACGTTCGACGTAATGTTTGCGGTTGCTGGTCCATTATTTACGATCGATTCAAGGTTCGATGAAACGTCGTCCCAATACGGTATATCGTCTGAACTGTGTAACCTTAAATATTTACCTCTATCAGAATCATCTCCCGCTCTTGATAATTTTGCTAAAGTATTATTACTAGCATGATCACCATATAATATATCACCTTTTGCTATTGTGTTATGTCCCGTACCACCACTCGTAGCTACAATGGCATTTTCTGTTGTAATTGAATCTGCTGTTATTTTACCCGTTGTTGTGACGTTACCCGCTAAAACGTTACCCCAAACATTTGCGGTAATGTATCCATCACTAGTCCCGTTATTTGGTGTAATAGTCGTATCTGTAGATGCACCTGTGGTAAAACATATCGTATATTCCTCTGGTGAAGCTGCACCCAAGTAACCCGCAAATACGTTTGCGGTTGGTCTTGCCATGTGTTGACCCATATCCATAGTGTCTCCACCTGATACCTGATCATTTCCGTGTGAAACTGCGAATATCTTATCCGTTATAAAATGATCTGTTACGTGTTCGTGTGAAGTATTACCTTGTACTGTTAAGTTACCACCAATAACGACGTTCGATGATATACTCGTAATTTTATCGGTAACATTGTAACTTATTTTACTACTTTGGAGTAACTTTGATGTACCGTCTAAATACGGAATAAACGTATCACTTATTTGACTACCACTTCCAATTGTTATATCTTTGGTTTCTATACCCTCACTAAATATAAGTATATTTGATGTAATATTTGCGGATGCAGGTCCATTACTTACGATCGATTCAAGGTTCGAGGAAACGTCGTCCCAATATGGTATATCGTCTGAACTGTGTAATCTTAAATATTTACCTCTATCAGAATCATCTCCCGCTCTTGATAATCTTGCTAAAGTATTATCAGTAGCGTGATCACCATATAATATATCACCTTTTGCTATTATTTTGTGGCCCGTACCACCACTCGTAGATGCAATAGGAGTATCTGTACTTATAAATTCTGCTGCGTAAACGTTTGTTCCTACAATGATGTTACCTGTGGTTTCTAAACCTGTTGCAGTATTTACAAATTGAATTGTATTTGATGTAATGTTTGCGGTTTCTGGTCCATTACTTACGATCGATTCGAGGTTCGAGGAAACGTCGTCCCAATATGGTATATCTTCGTTAGTTTCACCCGCTTTTCCTATTCGTAAATATTTACCCCGATCTGTATTATCGGTCGCCAATTGTAATATTCCCCAAGTATTATCAGAATCGTGATTACCAAATAATATATCACCTTTTACTATTGATTTGTGTCCCGTACCACCACTTGTAGATGCAATAGGAGTATCTGTTGTAATTGTACTCGCTGAAATTGTATTAGACCCTGTAATTTTACCTAAAAACGATCCGTGCGTTGTATCTACCTGTACGTTACCCAGAGTTTTGATACCCGTTATTATATTTGAAGATTCAAATGGTATAGATACAATATTACCATTTGGTCTTTTTAAAACGTTTTCTAGTGTAATATTATCCAAAAGTGAACCGTCACCAAGGTATTTTTGAGCGTAAACGTTACCCGATGTCCAAAATGCATTTGTCGATTCTGTTGGAATATTCATCACGACTTGACCAGTACCACCTATACTTATTAAGTCCGTAGGCGCTGTATTTGCAACACCTATATTATCTGCATGAAGATCACCTGTTTTAATAGTACCCGTAACCTGAATTTTGTTATCTTCGTCTTTATCAATGGTAACAGCTGTACCAGATATAATTCTATCTGATTTAGATGTACCTTTAACGTCTAGTAAAGTAGTGCCTGAACCACACATAAAAATTTTATCCTTTACGGAAAGGGCGTGTGTAGGTGCACTATTTGAAATACCAACGTTCGACGACGTAACAAAAGATGTTATTACGTTATTAAATTCAACTATATTGGATGTTGTGTTACCTCTATTAACTGCTTCGTCAAGAGTAATACCACCCAAAAGGGATGTTCTAACACCCGAATCTACAACTTCCTTTGTAGTTGAATTATACGCAAAAAAGTTTGCATTATTCACGTCTTCAACTCTGAGAGGTGCCATGTAAATGGACCCTGGATTGGGTGTGCTAATTTCAGTATTAGACGCATTGAAAACAAGCGTGTTTTCAGCCTGGCTATCTGAAACGTGTTTACCAAACCGGATTTTGGTAGACCGTTCGATGGTAGGTATGTTTTTAACCATTTAATATATGTAAGTATTTTTAATTGGCGTATATGAGACCAGCCATTCCATTTTCTATTCTGAGAATGTTATAATTCACGGCATATATCGGATCGTTAATTACCATGGATTGACTGTGTATTTTTGCTGAATCTAATCGACTAAAATTGAGCGTTCCTGTCGGCTGGAGTGAACTCGTCGAAAGACAAAAGCAGTATAAAAAGAAATCGGGGGACGTTACGAATTGCGTGTGGTAATAGTTCTGAACTTCCATAAAGTGTGGTTTTCCCCATTTATAAGGACCTATATCGAGACCGTTAATTTCCAATTTAACCTTGTTACTCGCGGACGTTAGTGCACCTTCAACGGTCGTATCCGAACACGCGAGGTATTTCACGGGGTGATTAAACGTAAGTTCTTGTGTGAGTTCCCCGGAAGGAATACTTTTTTGAACTTGTGTAATGAGAAGGTTATGGTTTCTGGAAACTATGTTACCACGTTCCTCGTTATCGAGGTAATAGTAATTTGAATAACACTCGACGTTATAATTACCTGCTTGTGATCCCCAATGAATACGTAATTCGACTTCGTGGTATCGTAAAGCAATCATTGGTAAGGCACACTGTGGACCTTCACAAAAGAAAAAACGTAACGGGTAAAAGTATGAACGCGCGCTTACACCTGGGTGTGTACCGTTGGAACTTTTAGAAACGTTCGTTGCGAACGTATCTATGGCTATTTTTTCGGTAAAAGCTGCGTCTTGGGTATCTATAACTTGACCCCCAATGAGTAATTCGACCTTATCTATAATGTTTTCCCAGTTTTGTATATCGAGTGCTTGTGTATTATCATCTAATGTGAAATACGTGTATCCTAATAAGTCACCCGATCGTGGGAATTTGATCGATGACATAGCGTTATTATTCACAACTCCTTGTATCGTTTGCTTTTCTATGGATTGTGAAAAATTAGAATGCCGTTTAAAAGTTGAGCTAAAGAATGAAATTTCTGGTTCGCCCATTATGTGCTTATCTTGAGCACCAATAGCGATAAGTTGAACAACACCAGAAGACATTTATATTAATAGGAGGTTTAAATTATACGTACGAAACGCCCTGAAATAATTAATAGGGCATGTTTTTATTTTTGCAAACGAATCTAAATATTAAACAGGTTTGAGGTACATCGGAACCACCAGTTTTGTACGATGCCGCGGCTCCTGTTTCCTGTAATACATTTACAGTTATTCTATCGAGTTTACGAATTGGGTTATAATATTGTTGAATAACTGGGTATTCATTTTTAAAAACAAGACGATCTGTTCCATCTGTTACGAGGGTTCCGAAAACACCGTTTATCATATTATCATCGGATGTATCGAGATCGGTTTTCCCTCTTTGAGAAAAAGTGGTTCTTAACTCATCAATTTTAAGGTGAAGGAGAGTCTGAGTATCAACTATATCGTTAATATGAGCCGCTATTAATTGAACCTGGACTATATTTTCGAGTGGTGTTGGGAAGTACGAGGTAAATTTTTGTTTTGAAGTCGAATCATCAACGGTATCAACTATAACTGTGTGATACTCGTGTTCGAAATCGGGTAAAGTTGTTTGACTAGTCACTAAAGCCATTTATATATACTGGAGATTTTACTTCATCTTATAACTCGCTTGGTCCGCGACTACTTTTTGTCCCCCGCAAATTCCGCCTCGACTATCGGAATAGTAGGCTGTACCGAGACAGTCTTCCCTGGACTCTTGGTCGAAAAGAGATTTGTCACTTACCATTTCAATTTCAACTGGGTGGTAACCACTTGTTCTTAAGGCACCGAGGGCGCACAAAATTAAGAATATAATCACAATTGATTTGAGTGTATTTTTATTAGTAGCGTTAAGTTTCATTTGTATTGAGTAAATATTTTTTTATAAAGTGCGTTAAAGAAATTAGAATAGTTTCAATATAAAGATTAATGGACGGTGAGATCATCCTAAATCGAGGTGACACAAATGTTATGAAATTAGACGATAACGAACAGGCGTTAATGAATGAGATTGAAATTGATATTCCAAGATCTCAGCCTGTAAAAAAGCAAATACAAAAAACTATGAAAACTCAATATACTGCTCCACCCACACAATTTTTTCAGGAAGATATGGACTCGTTCGCGAACCCGAATAAACAAAATCCACCTTCTGTACCCCAACAGGAAGAAGCTGTAGATTATGGCGAATACGAAGACGAACCCGAACAACAAGGTTACGAATATACAGGTGGTGGAGGTGGTGGTGGGTACGTGGAAGAAGAACAACCGTCACCTGGGTTTAAAACTATAGACGAGGAAAAAGCCGATCTCGTGAATAAACTTGGTCGATTAGAAAAGAAGGGGTTTACCGTAAATAAACGTTTGAATGCATATTCCCCAGTAGATGAACTTAGAACTGAGGTTAAGCGAATTACGTATAGTATCGATGTTGATAAATCGATAAAGTTTTCGAGACGTATGCTCATTGCTTGTACGACGGGACTTGAGTTTATGAATAAGAAATATAACCCATTTGAAATCCAACTCGACGGTTGGTCCGAAAACGTTATGGAAAACGTCGACGATTACGATGAGGTTTTTGAGGAGTTATACGTGAAATATAGAACGAAAATGCACGTTGCACCAGAAGTTAAACTTATTATGATGCTTGGTGGATCAGCAATGATGTTTCACTTGACGAATAGCATGTTTAAATCGGTGATGCCAAATATGAACGACGTGATTAAACAGAACCCAGGATTAGTTCAGAATATGATGTCGGCCGTTCAGAATACGGTTCCTAAGTCACAACAACAGGCTGAAGAGAAAGTGGACGCAAATGGGCGAAGAGAAATGCAAGGCCCGGGATTTGACATTTCGAGTCTTATGGGTAATATAATGATGCCACCTCAACCACCCATGAATACGACGAATATTCCCCAAGTAGAAAACCCATTAACCGATGAAATCGATATCGAGGACGATATTTCCGATATTGCTGAACCACCAGTCGGTGATACCAAGGAAAAGGGTGATGACGATAGTGAAGTCAGGGAAGTTAAAGTTACCCAGACCAAGTCAAAAAGAGGTGGTGGGAAAAAGAAAAAGTCGGTCGAAATTAATTTATAAACAATAGTATAAATGATAGGGTATTGTCCTTTGGACGAAGATCCTGTTGAGTTACCTTCGAGGCGACAAGAGGTTATTCCTCAGCCAAGGTTCCAAAAACCGGATAAAACAAAAAAACGTTCGGTTCTTGGCGAGGACGATACCGAATGTAATTACGTTGTCATGTTCTTTATTGCGGGTGTCATTGCACTCGCGGTCATGGACTCACTTCCAGGTAAAAAGTGAAGTAAACCATCTACCATCCTGCTTTTTCCAGCATGGTAAATGTGATTTTGTTTTTTTAGTTAAAATTTTAATGGTACCGTATATGATCGTAAAAACAGTTATCCGTTGGTATTTCAGACCAGGAACTATCACCTGGTTCTTTCCAAAGACTATATAATGCTTCACCACCACCATTTTCCTGAAACCGTACGAATATTTTATGGTACCCAGTTTTCAAGTATATATTACCTGTGGTTCCACCGGGGGTTGTGGTTGTACCATTATGAGCATGTCCACCGTACCAATAAGCGATTTGAATACCGTTTATGTACATATCTGAAGCATCGTCACTATTTAAACCGAAATAGTGCGTTCCAGCTGTAGTTACTTTTAAATAACCTTCAAATGTATCGGCAAATGTATTAAGGCTGCTAGTGGCCGCGAGACGTGGTCTACTTAATGATTTAGTACCTGAACTTAGACTTTCGAAATACGTATCCATATCAGATTGTGTACCCGGTGTACTTGCACCCGATGTAAAACGCAGTTTTATTAGGTTTCCCTTAACTAAATGTTTTTCATATCGTGCTAAACCAGTTTGTATAGAGTTACAGTGAATGTGACCGTCAACATCGAGTTCGGCATTTGGACTCGTAGTTCCTATACCGACATTACCCGAGCTTCTATAAACGTTCGATCCCGACGTTGTCCATGGAGATGAACCACTTCCACCACTCGCATTTTCCCACGCGACCGAACCGGATGCACCACCACTCGTAAGAACTTGACCGTCCGAACCCGCACTCCCGTTAATTAAGATTCTTTTTTTGAGATCTATTTCATCACCTCCACATGTAATGTATTGAGATGATGCCAAATCATTCTCATTATTAGCTATTACAAACTTATCACTCTCACTATTATCTATACCCACACACCAAGCCGAACCAGATCCATCTTCACACGATAACGATAATAGAGGGTCACCGGTACCACCACTAGCCGCTTTTACTTGTATAATACTATTTTGAGATGTACTACCCTGTGTTAACTGTATTCCGTTTGTACTTGAACTATAACTGATATCTAAAGGTACTCCCGGGGTAGATGTACCTATACCAACCTTTCCTATATTATGGTAAATGTCTACACCACTAGATGTAGCTGGCCATTGACGCTGAAGAATACCATTTTGGTAAATGTTACCTGAAATTACATTTACATTACCTGTAACTTCCAACGTTTTTGATGGGGACGTGCTACTCCCTATACCTAATTTATTTT